GTGTACCTCCACCGATGGGATAGAGAACTTCTTGCGAGTCGGCAACAAAGGTCTGGATGGTGCGACCGTTGGGGGCTTTATTGATCATGGTTTCGTTTGCCGTGTGAGAGGGGAGCACACCTTGCGGCCAATTGAAGTTATGCCCGCCTGCACCATCCTGAATGATGATGAAGGTGTAGAGATTGCCGGGAAGGATGTTGGTCAGATAAGGTCCAGTACAGTCAGCGGTCAGCGTGATTTGCCATGCGGTGAACTGAGCGCCAGAGAACTCCGGGGAAGTCGAGAACGGCACAACCTGAAGCTGGTTGATGATGAGCGGCGGCAGCGGCGGTATCGGTAAAGAAGGATCAAAGGACGCCATCCCGTCCACGTCATACTGCTGCGCATCCATAAAAACAAACGCGTCGACTTGGATGATGTCGCCGTTAAAGTCGCGAGTAGTGATGGTGTAATACGTTCCTTCGGGAAGGATCACATCATTCCCCACTACGGTCGCCGCCCAAAAGCCTTTCGATGCCTCCGCTTGGACTACCAGCGATAGCTCGGCGAATCGTCCCACACCATTCGCCGAGAATGCGCGGGGAACCTGCGGGCCGTAGCCGCATAGTGCAATCTCAACCGAGGAAGGATACGCCGGATTCAACCACCACGTACTGTCTGGTGGTGGTGGCTGCGGTGCTCCCTCATAGGCGGCTGTTCTCAATCCTCCATAGATGTACGACATGGCAACCTCACGCAAAGAAACTCAGTGGTCCCACGGTCGCGATACGCGGATGCGCCCGGAGATCGTCGAGAATGTGTTCCTGAAACCAAGGACGGTTGAGTTCGTTCAGATTGCAGTAGTAGAGCGAAGTGAGTTCGCCCCGGTCGTCGGTGATGTTTATGTTGGAATCGTCGGCAACCCCGTGATAGATGTCGTCGACAAGCATCAGCATCTTGCGAAAGGCAAGCGAGCGCGGGTCGATCTTCAGTGGTGGTTCGGTGAGGGTGCCAACGAAATCCGGCGCTGCGTCGATCACTTGGCTCCACTCACCCCAACCCGCCTGCACACGATTGGCGATGACCTGCGCTACCGCTGCCATACAGTCCCACCCTCCATAGTGGTACGCCTCGCGCACGGCGAATTGCACCAGCTTGCCTTTGATGTAGTTCTCATACGTCATGAGCGAATGCGCTTCTTTCTTCCACCGCGCAAGGTTTGCGGGTCTTGTCCCGGTGTATGGGTTCCAGACGTGTAGTTCTTTTTCTTCAGCACGCCTTCGTCGCTCGGGTCATACTTGCGGGCCTTCGGAGCACGTCTGACTCTTGGCAGACTTCTTTTCTTCGCCATTAGCTTTTTCTCCTTCTCTTGATTTTGCGCGGCTTCATACGGGTTTTCATGCGGCTGGTTTTCAACGGACGCTCGCTCGCGCTGAGTCGTCCGAATCCGTGTCCTGCGCGTCCCTCGGCATCCTTCACCTTGCGATGCTGCAGCCGGTTACTCCTGTTCCGTCTGGTTGCCATTGTTCCCCCTTAGATAACCGGAGCATCGTGCATGTCCGGGCTTCCTGCGCGAATCGCATCCCATCCCTTGCGAAAATCCTTTTCCTTCTCGGGAGGATCGGTCAGCTTGATATCGGTGTGCGGCTTCTCTCCGTTGCCGCCGCGTGCGTTCATCTTGTCGATGATGTTCGCCAGTGTACCGAGCGCGAAGGTAATCAGCGGTCGCAAGCGCTGCGGAACCGGCAATAGCTTAATGTCGTCGATGAGTTGATTGATGGCGCGGATAATGCCTGCCGCGCTCTGTCCTTCGTGCCACGTCTGAATCAGTGCGATGACCGCATCGGTATCGTTCTTTATCTTCGCGGCGAATTGCTGGTTACCCGATACCATAGCCAGCGTTGCCACGGTTGAGCCGAGCACGCGCACCAGTTCGTCGAGAGATCGTTCGCCGCAACCACTAATCCTCCACCCTGCCAGCGGTAGCAGAGCGAACAAGATAACTGCGGAGCGCCGTGTCATGGCTTGCCTCCGTATGGCGGGTTCGAAGTCGCGAAGATAAGCAGGAACAGGCCGAATATCCCCTCTGCCAGCGTGAACAGGTGCGGAGAATTGATGGTCGCATTCTGTATCCATTGCTGCATGGCGGGTACTTGAGCAAGCAGAGTAAGAACAATCACGATTGCGATAACCGTGAGTGCTCTCTTGTCGGATGAGATCATGGTTCCTCCTTTTTGCTGTGATAGCCGAGCCTGCACATATAGCAAATCGGCGAGTTCCAAACGCGGTTGCTGCACCCGCACGGGCAGCGGCAACGGGGACGCTCTTCGGAAAGCTTCATTGCACCAGTCCCGCCTTTCGTTGCCGGTTGTAGTAAAGGTTCTGGCGATAGATGAGTGAGACATCGCCGAGCGCTGGCTTGCCGAATGCCTTGTCGACTTCTTCCTCGGTAAGCACGCCAGCGAGAATCAGCGAGAGCATGGCGGTTCGCCATCCCCGGTAGCGCTCCGAGATCGGCACATCGAAATCATCGAAGCGCATCAGCGACCATTCCGGGCCGTAGGGATATTGCAGCGTCGTCACCATCTTGCGTTCGCCCTTCACCCACGCCGAGACTCCCACGCGACCGGCGATGGCGTAATCGTGCAGCCAGAGCCGACCGTTGCTGCGCTCCTTTTTGAACTCCTTCAATTGCCCCGTCTTGTCATCCGGCATCCACACGTAAAAACTCGGCGTCTCTATCCGTGCATCCACTCCGGCGCGGCGTAACTTGCGGAAGACTTCGTGCGCGTGCAGGATGCCGGTCAGACGCATCTCTTCGTTCTCTTTCCCCATGAACCACCACTGTTGTTTCCAGCGCCTGCCCTCTGCCGCCATGTAGTTCTGTTCGTAGCGCACGCCGATGGCTTCCTCAAGATCGACGGGGGCCACGTCCGGACGGAACGCGGGCGGGCTGGCATAGTTCTGCGGTATGGATAGCTCTTGGTCGACGGACATCGTGGATGTCTTACTGAGTTGGAGCATTCGGAATCTCCCTTGTTGTAGTTCCCCCTGCGGTCGAGATAAGACGTGCGATGCGCGGGCCGATGACGCTGACCGGCTCATCGCTCTTAGCACCTTCGATAAAAGCGCGGGCAACCTCGGGGTTGGTTGCGATGCGCCGAAGCGTTCGGACATAGGCAGTATGAGCGCCGAGCACTGCCGCTCCACCCGCAGCACCGCCGAGCGTATGTCCGATGAAATGTCCCAAAGCGGTAACGCCACCGAACCCTAGACCGCCCCGGATTCTCCCACCGTAATAGGCTTTTTTGAGAATGCTGGTAGCGAGTTCCACTATGTTGTGTGCTCGCTCTGCCTTGGGAGATTCGAGAAGATCGCCCATCTCAATCAGGTGATCGAATCCTTCTTTGCCGATGACGGGATCGAGCACGTCTCCGTACTTGGCGTGTACCTTCTCAAGATCGTCAGTGAGCGTACCTAGACCTTTAATCTCCTGCGGTCGGTTGATGGCCTTCGCTCGCGCTTCGCGTAAGGTGAAATGACTGTCGACAACGTTCTGCAATTCGCGCATCCCATTCGCGATTTGCTGCTCTTCATAAGCACGCTGTAGCAGTACCGAAGAATTTTCCGGCTGCGCTCCCTTTTCCTTAATGAAGTTCGCGAGATCGTCACTGGCTTGCCGCAAGGTCTGCTGCGCATCGATATGTTCGTGGAGATCACCCGAATACATCGCCTTGTCGAACGCATCCTGCGCGGTGTTGCGGGCCTGCACCAGCTTGTTAAATTCTTGGCTCAATCCCGCCTGTTGCATCTTCGCGCTGGCGACGGATTCCAGATGACTCGCGGCATCGCCCCAATTCTCCACACCTTGAGCAGCGCCTATCGGGTCATGGAGTTCGAAGGGACGCGCAGCGAGATAGCTGTCATGGCGCGATAGCTGTTGCTGAATGTCATCGTAGGCTTGCCGAAATTGATCGTCTTCCGCTGGCGTAGTGTCCCGGCTCAACCACTCCTGCTTAATGTCATTCATTGCGGAGCGGGCCTCGCTCGCTGACATCGCGGTTGAACCATCGGGCGGGATGTAACGCCATCGATCACCCTGCCCTAACACTTCTCCCGGCGCTGTCGAACGGATGTTTGTGCCAACGGTGGAAGCGTTCACCGCGTCGTTCGTATCCTGCAGCGCGTTCGCTAACGCTGACTTTGCCTTGTTGGTGTTCAGTTGCTTCCATGCTTCGACACGTTGCCGCATGATCTCGGGGTAGTCTTCAATCGGAGCAATGCTTGCCCGTGGACTTGCGGCGGGTGCTCCTGTGAGCGGGTCTTTTATCTCGGAAGCGAGTTGCGTGAACTCTGCTCCACCGATGTTCCTCGGGACTGGCTGAATCTCCTGTGCTACGCGAGCCAGATGTCGCTGGTATGCTCCTACACCTTCGCCCGCTAATTGCCCTGCAGCACCAAGCGGAGCGGCGATGGCGGCGGCTGTGCCGGTCTGTCCAATATCGCCACCTGTGTGAGCGTACGTCTGTGCTCCCTGCTCGCCTGCGCTCTTGACTGCTGACCATCCGATACGGAGTAGGCGGCTGGTGAGGCTGTTGCCTTCCATCGCCTTCCATAACTTCGCTGACTGCTCGGCAATCTCTCCCGCGCTACGCGCTCCTGCTTCGGGCTGACCGGATGCGAACGCGAGCGCGAGTTCGCCTAGATTCTCGGCAAAGCCACCAGCGGTTTGAAAGAATCCCTCGGGGTTGGAATTCTTCATTAACCAGTCAGCGCGGGATTGAGCCGCCGCTCGGCTGGCTTGCGAACTTGGACCGCGAAAACCCTGATTGACTGCGGCTAATGCCTGCTCATCGGTAGCATCTGGATTCGCTTTCTTGTACTCGATAACATCGATTGGCTCTGGTCCTTTGCCGAATGATTTATTGACTAATTGCTGCACGCCACCAACTAACCCGCCAAGTTGTTTCCATGCCCCAATCCCCATGTTGATTTGCGGCCCCATGATCGGGTCTTGCTGCAATGCCGTCATCGCTGTTTGCATGAAGGTCGGCGGCTGTGCTGGCTGCGCGGGTGTCTGCGAGACAACACTCCACGGATCACCGCTCGCTGGTGGTGCTGGCTGTGTCGGTTCCTGCGAAACTACAGACCAATCATCGGCCATCGCTTCTCCCCTACTTCACTCTTGTCGGCTTTCCGTTCTGCAGCGTCCATTGCTGACCATTTCCAAAAGTTGTTGTCTGCCCTTCCTTCAATTGACTGAGCGCGGCGGGTGGTAAGGTTTCCGCTGGTGCTGCTGGTGCCGCTGGTGTTGCGGCTGCTGGTGCTGCCGCTGGTGCTGCACCGCCAACGGTCGCGAGATGTCCCGCAATCTTCGCCTTGCCTACGTCATTCATCGTCTGGACAATTTGCTTGCGCTGTTCGTCGCTGAACCATGTGCCTGTAGTAAAGTGACGGACTTTCGCTTCTGCAGAACCCATCCAATTCCGCGAGTTCTTCAGCATGTCCATCTGCGGGGTTGACATTCTGAAACCGCTGGAGGGCTTCGCAAGATCGAAAAACTTCTCCATCAGCGCTTCATCGCTCGTACCCGTTGGCGGTTTATTCAGATAATCGTTTGCGTATGCTAGAGCGCTATTGATCGGCTCTAAAACTTTCGCGTTGGCAGCGTCAATTTTTTCCTTTGTTCCCGGTCTGAAAATTCCAGTTGAGGGTTCCACGATAGCTCCGGTTCTATCGTTGTAAAGCAGGGGATTGCCCTCTTTGTCTTGCCCTAAAATCAACCTGCCCTGCGCATCTCTTGCGGCTGCACTGGCTGCAATGCGCTGCGCTTCCAGCGCGAGTTTTCGCTGCGCTACATCGCCCTCAATCTTCGCCCACTCAATTTTCGTTTTGGCATCCTGCACGGCATCGCTCTGCATCATCGCCATTAGCTTGTCTTTTGGCATGGAACCCGCGCCTATCGTGCCGAGATTCACGTCTTCCAGCTTCGTACCATCGGCGCTCACCCGCGTTACATGGCGCTCATAAGGTTCGGTATTTAGTTGGTGCATCGTGTCGATGGGACGTGAGTAGACATCGACTCCGATAGGGTTTCCATCGGGTCCATACTTGGTGAAGACGGCGGTTCTGCCATCCGTATGTGCCTGCCTCAAATCGGGATTACTGTTTATTTGCTGTGCTACGCGGGTCATTAATGTATCTGGATTTCCATCGGAGGGGATGAATAAATGCTGCGCATTATCCGCCTGCATTGACTTCGCAATTCGGTCCTGCCGGTCCTGCTCATCCTCGGTCGCTTTGATCTGCGCTTGGTGCATATCAAAGGTTCCTTTCATGGCGTGCTGGTTCAGCAAAATCATGTTCGCGTTGAATAATTGCCGGTCCCTGTCCTGCTTATTCATCTGCGCGGCAAGCTTCAAAGTCGCGTCCTGATTCCCCTCTCCGATGGTGGTTCCAATCTGCAAACCCGCTGCCGCTGCCCGTCCCGCACCCCCCGGACCTGTACCCACGGCGAACCCCTGCGCGGCTCCGGCAAGCGCTGCAGCGGCCACTCTGCCCCACCTTCCAGCGGTCGATTGGACCGGAACTGCAGCGTAAGAACCATCCTGATTTCGGATAATTTGCATCTGCGTATCGCCGCCTGTCATTGCGTTCATGGCGTTCTTTAAGGCGGTCGAAATCCGTCCATGATGTACCGCCGCTGCGGCTAATTCGGGGTCGTAATTCGACGAAAGAATCGGCATTTGATCGTTCGGTAATTGCGTCGTTACGGTGACATCTTCGGGTGGGGCAATCCCCGTTTGCGCCCAACTATTCGGGCTTTGTTGCTGCCCTAAAGCATCCATTGCGCCGTCGAATAATGCCATGACTTTCCCTCGTTATTGCATCCCTAATGGAGCGGTTGCGGGGTACGGGTTGTACCCCCCGGCAGCGGCAAACGGTACAGTTCCGGTTGTCGGATACGGATTGAAATAACCACCTGAATAACTTCCCCCGGCTGCTCCTCCCGCGTTAATTGCGGGGAGTTTCGGTGTCATAAATCCGCCTAGCGCGACGCCACCGACACCACCTAATGCACCGATTGCGGCGTTCCAAAGCGAGTTACTTTGCTGCGCAATCTGGTTCGCGGTGGTCGATGCCAACCCGCCTGCGGAGGTAGCAGAACCGGCATACGCATTCGGGTTAACCATGTTGCCAACTCCGGCTAATGCGTTCGCCGCGTTCTGCCAGTTCTGGTATCCCATCTGGTAATTCGAGAGCATGTTCTGGTTGAGCGCGGTCGCTCGCTGTCCTGCAGCCTGAGCCGCAAGGTTCGCCATCGTGTTCGCCTGAATACTGGAAGGTAATAACTGATCACCACCCCCCTGCGCAGCCAGAGCGCGGGCGGCGGCTTGCTGTGCTGCGCCGTACTGCTGCGCGATGGTTTCGCTCGCTGCGGTGTTCAACCCTGTAACCTGCGCCGGGGAGTACCCGGTTTGATACGGTCCCCGCGCCAGAATGGGCTGGAACGTGCTGGTAAGCGAGTTGAGGATGTTCTGGTTCTGCGCAAAAGCGGTCGAATAGTTCTGGTTCAGCGTCTTATACATCTGAGCCTGTTGCTGTTCGAGGTTCTGCTGTTCTCCGGTTGACCCGCACATGACCCCATCACCCCGCTTTCTCAAATGCCGTTGGCTGGTGCTGCCAATGCCCTACAAGGCGTCGCCAGAGCAAGGGACGGGTCAGCGTACCTTTCCCCATGTCGCGGAAGCCTAGACGCCGTTTCGCCATCGCCTTCAAAGCTGGTCCATCCGTGTCGAAAATTACCTCGCGGAAATGGTTCTGCAGTAGCAGACCTTCAAGCCACTCCATCCCCTTCGTCAGCACGTCGCGATTCACCGTGGAGTTCTGTTCCCCGAACTGCACCGAGAGCCGGACGGCATTCTGTGTTTTGAAATAAAGGACTACCCTGCCCTGTTCGTCCTCAATCGCCCACGCCCCTTCCCCCGGCGCGAGATTGAGGAACCAATCGGCATCCATGACCCCGTGATGGTAGGGATCGTTAAAAGTGAGCCTATCTATATAGGGACGGTCCTTCTCATCGACGGGCCGGACGGTATATCTATCGAAATTCAGGTTCATTTTGTGGTCCCCCTTGCCGGTAGAATGCGGTGCGTCGGGACGTTGGGACCGCCGTATAACTGCCTTACAAACGCGTCCGCAGTCGACGCCTGTAGCGGCATCGCGGAGCGCATAAAGGGCGAACGTGCGGGGATATTCTGCATCTCGGGATTGGCCGGTACGGGGGGAGTTTTCGGAGGTACTTGCGACCATCCTGAGAGGTCCGGCTGACGTAATTGGAAGGTACGCGGCATTATTGTTGCGCCCTCATTTCCTGCCACACCTGTCCGAATATGGTGTACGCATAGAGTTCACTTAATTCATCCTCGGCGGGCCACGATAACCCGAGCATAAGGTGCCGACACCACACCGGATTCTGTCCCGTTAATACAGCATGGCGGTTGGCAATAATGGTTTCGCTCGGGGGGAGATTCGGGGGGTCTTGTCGGGTACGCGGAAACGTCTCATACGTCCCCGATAACTCCCCGAATAATGCACTCAATTCCGGCGCGGAACCGGCTGCGGAACTCTCCACTGTGAACCACGCAACCCCGGCTAATTGTCCCGGTACGGCGAGGTTAATATTGCCGAAAAATACCGTCATCTGGTACGGGGTTCCGGTATCGGTTCGGGTATTCAAATCGCGAATTCTTATCGCTCCCCCGCTGCTCGCCGGTCCCACTAATAACATGCGAACGCCGGGGGTTATTTCTACCGATTGCACCGCACTGATTCCCCCATTAATGTACGCGGGAGGGTTCCAATGCTGTCCCGTATCGGGTGCAGTTACGGAGGAGAATCGAATCCATTTCTGGTTGTAATCGGATACGTATAATGCTGCCTCCGCATTGACCCCTGTGTGGTACGAAAGCTGGCTGGAATCGGGTGGGAATTGATTGGCAATAATGTCCGCAATGGGGAATGAAACCTCAAGAATTCCGCCACCGGGATCAAGCGCCATAATCTGTCGTTGTCCGGTTAATAAATACGCCGTTGTGAGGTTCACGGTGAACGCGTCATAGTTCAATAACGGCATGTTTTCAATCCAGCGGCTGATGAAAAATGGCTGGTCCGCGCCGTTGCCCTGAATGACGTAAACATCCCTCACGGTGAACACGCACATGCCGAGCGAATTCGCCCACAAACGGGTAATGGATGACTGCACGGTGAAGCTGATATTGAACCCTGTATTACCGTTCGAACCGGAGAGCGATGCGTCGGGACCGGAGCTAATCCACACCACGTTCCCCACCCCGGCGAATATCCTGCCCACGTGATATTCAAGGCAGGTTGCCCCCTGCGGCAGCGGTGTATTGACGCCCGTATTCGGGGCTTGCTGCGTGATGTCGAGAGCGCTGTCGGGCTTGTTGTCGACGTAGGTCCATGTCTGTCCCGCGCCGGGGTTCGGAACCGAGCCGAGATAGAGGAACGTGGACCCGTTCTGCAGCGTTCGCCATAGCTTGATTGTGTCCACTCCCGGCTGTCCTGTTCCCTCCCCCTGAATGATTAGCTGGTTGCCTGCGGTGACGGTGATCTCGGGTGCCTGCGGGGACATGTTGCTCTGATCGATGTTCACGGAATTGAAGAAGGTATAGCCGTACAGAACCGGCCCCGCTCCCTGCGGAGCAAAGGCACCGGCGTTCTGCCAGAGCACGCTGTTATCGGTGGTAATCGCGCCTGAATCAATCGCCCAATCCGGGGTATTGGTGCCGCTCACCCCGGCGCTGAATATGTTCTGCAGGTAGCCGTTGGAATCGACGATGGTGGACGCTGCGGAGAGTTCCGTATTCGCTCCGATATCGTTCCAACTGAGAGCGCGTCCCAAGCATTGCCATACCACGCCACCATCCGATATCTGCGTATTCACCCCGCCGCGCCAGTGCGGTTCTGTGCCTCCGCTGTTCCCCGGCTGAATGGAAACATAAAGCTGGTTCGGCGTGCCGGAAACGGCAGTCACAACCCCTATGACTACCGCCCCGGTTGCGTAGGAATGATTCGCCTGCCAGCGCGAAGAACCGAGATTGGTCCACGTCACCGAGCCGTCAGAAGTGGTTTGTCCCACGTTCTGATTCCATGCTGGCTCACCGCCGCCGGTTGTGCCGGTCCCGTTGGCAAACTGCACATTGCCACCCACTGCGTTGAAGACTGAACCCACCGCGAAGACGTTGGCGGTCGCGTTCCAGCGGTTGCCGCTCCCGTCCTGTACGTATGCCTGCAGCGTCTGCCCCTGCATCCTGCACGTCCACCCGTGACCGCGATTGCCGGGGGCTGCAGCGTGACCGCTCATCGCGCACGTTTCGACGAATTGCGAGCCGGTATATCCGGGCGGCAATCCATGCACATCGCCGTTGTTGAGTCCGGCGAAGATCATCGCAACGTTGTTGGCTCCGCTGGTGGGAATGATGACAGCCGTACCATTCGCCACTGACGTTGTGTAGGTGTTCTGGCCTCCAGTCCAATACACGCTGAACACTGCAGCGTTGCCATGCCACGAATTGCCGCTCCCGTCATCGTAGAGAGTCTGAATGGTCGACCCGCTCAGTTTGCAGTAGTACACGCCCTGCATCGCGTGATCGACGTTATCTGACGACACCATGCCTATCTGGTGCATGGAATTTCCCCACGAAACTCCTCCCGGCTGGAACACCTGAGAGCCATCGCCACCGACCCCAACTTGCAGCCAGATTTGATCTCCTAGCTGTGTGTGGAAGGTGATGCCGTGATAGCCGCCGTTGTAGTACTCCGAAACACCCCCGCCCGTGTCCCATGCAATCGCAATCCAGTTGGTCGATGCTGCGATTCCTGCCCCGCCTGAGCGGTTCTGAAAGTTCGATTGCACTACTCCACCCGTGCCGAGCGATTGAAAGACGCCTGCCACGGTGTTCGCTTGGTCCAGTCCAACACCTGCAGTCGTCCACACGATGAGCCGTGAGGCGTCGAAGCCAGAGGGTAGGGAAATGCTTGCACCGCTCGAAAAATCCTGTCCGCAGATGATGGCAACCTGTCCGCCGCCCTGCGTCGGAATCACGTTGAAGTTCGATGGAATGTTGTTGAGATCATCCAGAATAACGATGCCGCTGAGAGCGCTGGAATGGACCTGATACGCCGTACCCGGTTGCCACTGCGGATAGTTATTCGGTCGCGATTGCTGGATCACGCTTGGTGCGGAGGTCGGTGCATCCAGTCCCCACCGTCCGATGAAATCGGAGGTATGGTCCCACTGCATATTGTCGACACCGTTGGAAAAATAAAGGTTGTTGCCGACCGATTGAAAGTAGGTTGAACCCGCGCCCGCGCTCTTCTGAAACATCATGCGCGTGCTTCCCGGCGTTACGTCCCACACCTGTTGCGGCGTATCGGCGAGCACATGAATCGCCTCGCTATTCATGGTGAAGGTATTGAACGAATAGAACCGCCGCACCGGGGGAAAGGGACCATCGTTGTAGACGCTCAGACCGGCGCGGCGACGCAGCGTTTGTTTCGGCGTGATCTCGCAATTGATGCCTGCGGTGATGGCATCCTGCATCCCGCCGTAGAACTTTTCCACCATCGCGCTTGAGCCTGCATCGCGCAGGGGATTGGTATTCGTCCACATGCCCGTGAGCATCCGGTTCACATGGAGCGGAGCAAAGGCGCTTGACTCAAGCTGCGCACCCGATACTTGGAGAGCGCTGCTCATGCCGCCCCCATGTAGACTGAAAGAGCCTTCTTTCGGGGCGGACTGCTCACATGGGCAGAATTGGGAACCGGCTTCCTAGAGCCGGTTCCTGATTCCACTGAAAGGAGGTGATTATCTGTGTACTTGGAAGTAAGGATTAGGATTTCAGACAAGCTCATCACGCTTGTTCTGAAAACGTTCATCACAGTTGCCGCGATTATGCGACTCCTGTAATCAACCACCCTCGTCAGTGTCCGCTGGCGGGGGTGCTTTTTAATTGTAGCAAACCCCCTCATTGCTGCCTCGCCATGATGCCCTGTTGCGTGCTCTGCTGTGTGCGCTGCGGTTCGGCGATGACATCAAGCCAGTTGCCGAGAAAGATGTTGCGCTGCATCGCGCTCAATCCATCCTGAGCGCCGAGCAGATGACCGATGAACTTGGCAGAGAAGACAGGGAATCGCGCATCCTTGGTGAGCATCGCGACGTAGGAGAGAAATCCCCAATCGTAGATGTAGGAAAGATGGTCGGGGATCGGCGTCCACGAAGACGCGAGCGATGACATCCAGTATGGCGCTTTCTGAAACACGCCGTTCAGCACGTAGGCATCATCGGGAATCGCGTTCAGGCGGAAGACAACGTAATCATCATCGCCGATGCTCTGCGTTGATATGCTCTGCGGTCGCTGAATGCTGGACTCTTCGGCAAGCACGTTCTGGACTTTGATCTCTTTCGTTTGCCCCTTGCTGTTAATGAGCCAAGCTTTCTCAAGGAATCCGAACTGCGTTAGCTGCAGCGAGTAATCCTGCAACGGGCGGATGGGATTGCCGTATTCGTCTTCGTTGGGAATCTGAATGGTGAACGTTCCACGATTCCAAGGCCATGCGAACGGAGCGCCGAGCATGGTTTGCTTGGTCATGTTCGCGGCAGTGAGCGCGGGTTCGCCATTCGACACGTTCACCGGCTGGTAGCCAAGGAAGGGAAGCGAATAGAGTGCGCTGGACATCACGTTTCTCATTCCTTTTCCCTCGCTTCTTCACACGCCCGCGCTGCCGCATGGATCGTGTCTTCGTTGACGTTCCCGGTTTCGATGACCACGATGCACACCAATGGCGCGGTTCGCTGGAACTGCGGCGAGCCGATGCGCACGCGCTGGTGGCATCCTGTGAGGAAGCAGGCTGTTAGACTGAGGATGGCTCCTTTCCAAGTGCGCCATCGGTTAAAAGGTCGTACCGGCCTTGTAACCGTAGAGGCGGTCATCAAGGCCGGTTCGAGGAAAGGAGATTGCGATGTGAGAGGTAAAGCTTTTCTATGCTTGCCTTGGCTGCATGTACGCGTCGTCATTGACTGGCGATTCGTACTGGCAGTTACAACACTTGCAAAAGTCCTGCTGCGGTAGGACTTCACTTCATCCGGGGGAACGCAACCCTCGGATGAACTTAATTGTAGCAAAGGCGCTATTCCGCTCTGCATACGCGCACCCCGTCCTCTGCATCGCTGGATCATGGTTTACTTCTTTCGATCTCGCCCGCCCTGTTGTCCCGCGAACTGCTGGAACTTGATTTCTCCACCGGATGCCTCGCCAGCAATCACGCTGACATCGCATGTGGCAGTGATGGTTTTCTTGCCTTCCCCGAGATCGGCGTCAGCGGTTGCCTGAAACTGGACAGGTCCAATCGGGCCTACGGAATGAATATTGGCGATTAACGGGTTGCCGGAAGCCACTTCAATCGTTGCGATATCTTCATCGCTGGACGCCCACTCGGTAGGACCATCTACCTTCGCGGGATTGCCTGCCTTGTCAACCCACTCGATAGACAGCGTTGCGTACTGCCCGGACTGCATTGTGTTGGACATGTGCTCTCCTTTGAAAACGTATTGACCTAACGTGAAGGTGAAGATTGCCCGATACGGTGTCACGTAGGGAACGCCGTGCTGGATGATGAGGGGGGTTGCAAAACTCACTTCTAGCTTCATCAGCTTCCTCCCCACTGTCGCCAATATGGATTGCCGGGGCCGGGGTCCGTGTAGTACTCGGGTTGCAGCATTCCACGGTCGGGGAAGAATCCGCGCCCTTCGTCTTCGCGGTCCCCCTGTTGCATGAGGTTTTTGATCGACGCAAGCCACTCCTGTTTCATCGGCGCGTACCGCGCTCTGACAAGGGGAACGGCACTGTAGCGGTGAGCGAACGCGATGAAGCCATCGCGGAAGGATTTCGCGTTGTCCTCGGGAACAGGATCGATAGTGTCCTGCAGGCTGGTATAAACGGGGGCCGTCTTCTGGTAGAAGATGCGGATGAGCCATGTTGCCCCGGCAGAATCGGGCGGCGGCGGGAACATGCGAATGCCATCAGCGAACGGATCGGCAACCGTCCATTCGCACGTTCCATCGACGATGACCTGTCCAACCGGCCAATCAGGGGGCTTTTTCGGTCCAACCCACGAAGGGGCAACGGGCGGCTCTGAGCCGGTCACACCCCACTTGGTCAGCACCAGAATGTTTCCTTGGCTGTCAAGAATGTTGGTTGGCGGATTATCCGGCGTTACCGGAACGCCGTAGGGATTGACGTAGGTTTTGTAAGGTCCGGGCCAATAGCCTTGTTCCAGTTGATTGTTGGGGAGGGTGCATACACGTGTCGGCCAACCTGCCATGACGCGAGAGATATTCAAATCGCGTACGCATTCAATCGGCCATGCCGGGGGAGGGACAATCGTTGTGTTGAGTTGAATGCGGTAGGCGTTTTCGAGCCAACCCACATTGTTAATGTTGAGACTCGCGTAATCCTGTTGTCGCGAGACAAGGAAGAAGGGTGGATATTTTGCGCGGTTCCACTTCCACGGGAACCGCATCGATAGCATGTCCTGAATCACATCGTTGGCAATGGTGAGCGCGGGTTCGGCTGCAAACCCACCCGTGCTCACCAATACAGGATTCAGATCGCCAATCGTGCTTACCGAATCGATTAAATCCTGTATACGCGTAACTGCGTTTCCCATAACGCCTCACTCAATCTGCTGCCGATGCCTTGTGACGTGGAGGACCACCCGAGCCGGGGACGCCTTGCTCTTTCTGCTCTTCGGCCCTGCGTTCGCGGAAGTTTTCGATGTACGTCTTCCATTGCTCGGCGGTCATCGATTGCGCTTCCATGTGATCGATGGAGGTATCACGCTGGAAATCTGGATTGAGTAGAACGCCGATTGCCGCCGCTGCCTTTTTCTGGTTCTTCACAAAGCGGGCTTGGAACTCATCGTTTGCCCGCTCGTTTTTTACAGCCTGAGAAACCAGATAAGCGCGGTAGTCACGGAACGCGATGAATTGCTGTTTCCCGGCAGCGATTTCGTCGTAGTTGGGCATTCCTTTGCTGGCATCGCCGGGAGGGAACTCCGACTTGGGGTCGTAGTTTTCCTGTTTGTAATCGTCCTCAGTCTTGCCGTTAGGGAACATCTCTTTCGGAAGTTCCACCTCTTCCTCTTCATCGTCCCCACCCTGAGAATCGAATTTGTTGTCCTCGGCAGCGCCGGTTGTGCCTGTGCTGGAATCGTCGTCATGTTCGTCACCGCCGCCACCGGCAGCGGCATAGCTGTAGTGTCTCTGTTCCTCATCCATAGCCTTCTCCTTTTTCTTGGGCTTGGCTTTGTGGGCAGCGAGCGGCTTTGCTGCCCTCACTTTGACTTTGGTTTTTGCCTTGTGCATTGCCATAGATCACGCTGCCGTCTGGTTTTGGGAAACCAAGTAGATTTGCGAGCCGCCTGTGGTGTTGTCGGTGGGGAATGCCACGGCTTCCTGATATTCCTTAACCTCCAACATGTAGGCGCGTTTCTCTTCGCCGCTCGCGTTTCGTGGGGGTGGTTCGGGCGGTTTCCAGAGTTTGAAACACCGCATACAGATCACGATTTGCGGGCCGGTCGGCAGAATGAATTTCGCAACGGCGTAGTGCGAATCGTTGCCTTGCATCAGCGATTCGACGCCCATGCCGCCTTTCTTGTGCCAACACAGCGCCTGCGTTCGATCTCTGTTCTCCCGCTCAGATCGAAGCGAGTCCTCAATCGAACGTCGCCTGATTTCGCGGGTGTTTTGCCGACCACGCATCTCCTGCACCCGATAGCGCATTTCCTCCAGTTGCAGGGCTTCCATCTCCGATTGAATTGACTTTTCTGGCATTCCTGCTCCTTTCAGGCAATGGCCGATGTCGCATCGATGTAGCGGATGCGGGATACGGGTGTGCCGCTACCGGGGGATGTACCGGGAGGCAATGTGACTGTATAAAGGAAGTTGTAACTGGCGAACCCGCCAATCATCCTCGAAGGATCGTAACCTGTTGGTTCTGTTAGCCTTCTGATCCAAACCTGCAGATTACGCCAGAGTCCTTCACCGATTTGCGTATGGTAACGAGAGCCAAAGCTGACTCCAATAATGCCGTCACGACCGACTATGTAAGTGCGCAGCGCCGTTCCTGTGCCACCGGCATAGTTCGGTGTCTGTTTCACAAACGTCGATTGGAAGAAGGTAACGCCACCCCAATCGATCACCGGCACTCGATCACCATCCGGGCTTGGAAGTTCTTTCAACTCTTCCCAACCCATCGAATGACGCTTAACCACGTCAACGATACCGTTCACGGCCTGATCGGAGAGCAAATCACCAACTACGAACGGATGAATGATGCCGAAATAGTTGCCTTCCCAAAACGGCAGCACGTTCTGACCGGCGAGCGATTGCGCTGCCGCCGTGATATCCACGGTCGCCAGATGCGTTGTTGCATCTTTGGAAAGGATGTTGGTGAGCGGGTCCAGAGCAGACGCTGTATCTGCGGTGTTCTGGATGAGCATATTGCAGACCTGAGCCATGCGATATGCCATCTGCACACCCAAGCCCTCCAGCGTGTCATCGATGGCGGTCCCGAGCGCGTAATCAGAGATGTTCGCGTAATCTCCGTACTGACCGAGCGTCGATGTATTCTGGATTACCTGTACGGTCAATCCAGTCTGGATTGTGCCTTCAGGCGCTTGCGTGAGCGGCGGTGCTGGTAGGTTGACATACTCGAAGAGCATGATCTTGTTGCCAGCGTTTTCCTCGATCATGCGGCGTGAGGTTGCCCGAACCCACGCCATGTTCCCTTTCAGGTTCTCTACGAATACTTTGTCATACTTTGTGACTGTCGACTGCGGAAGATTGACGGTGAGGTTCGACGCTGGTGAGACACCAACCCCGAACGCGCCCCTCAATCGAGTGTTGCCGACATCGTGAGCAAACCATGCAATTTGCCCGCCGATGGCGGCAACGAACTCGATAAAGGGTATGACATACCTGCGGCAAAACGCCCGACCGCGTTCAGCGGCCACACTATTCGTGCGCATGTGATAACTCCCTTTTGAATTGGCGAGGGGTTAGTCCTCATGCGGGTCTTAACCGCTTCCTATGTCCCCGTCAGGGGAGTTGGTTGCCGCGTCTTAGACGGTCACCTCGGTAGGTTGTCGACCGCACGCCTGAATTGCGGATCACGACACCGTTCTTCGTACTCACTGCGAGACATCTTTTCAATCTCGGCCCATGTGATAAGCGGTTTAGGTTTCGGCGGGGGAGGCTTCATTCCGTTCGCATCACTCGAACGCAACCCCGAAGCACGCGCCACCGAGCGATGCTCCGATTCTCCGTTCGTCTGAGGCGGCGGCGGTGCTGGTGCCTGTTCCAGTACCCCGTCCTCCGTCAACTGTTCATAAACGATGTTGAGGTTGTTGCGCGTGAGATCATACCCGCGCCGGATAATTTCGCCCTCAAGTGCCTGCCTGTTGTTTTCGCTGCGATAGTACTCCGGGTGTTCGGCGAGGAATGCAGCCACTTCGCCGTCATAGTATCGTTTCGCGTCCTCTTGCCCAATCTCGGTAATGCGTTGCGCAATTGCTGCAGGCGGTGCTCCCTGCCTCTTGGTCACGATCTCTTCCACGGTTTCTACGACCTGAGCAGGGTCGGTGATACTGCTGGAATAGCGTAGACGGTCAGCGGGGGTGATCTCTTGAGGTTCCATTTTTGGGGGCATGTCGCGGCCTCTGTCCGGCTTCATCAAGCGACCAAGCTGCCGGTTCGCTTCCACCTGCGCCCTCGCCATTTTTTCGTTAACCTCAAGCATGGATTTCCCTTTAAACGTCGAAACCCTCGTGTTGCCCTTTCCTACGATCTCCAGTGTGTATTCGCCATTCTCATCGGGGATCACTTCAATGATGTTCCCGGTTTCGTCTGTGCGCGTTTCATTCAGCCATCTACGTTCCATTTAAAGCTCCTCATGTGCCGGAGCATTATTGCGTCTGAAGATCGACGGTTGGGTTAAGTATGTTTTCTCGTTCTCTCTCTTCGTCAGAAAAAATAACGCCCTCGGGTTGGGTAGCAACACCTGCCAAGTAAGTATTCAGACATTCATCGACCTTTCTCTGCATATGCATAAACACCTGCCATGCCGCCTTCGACATCTTGTGATTCGCCAACACTTTTTGTTCCTGTTCGGCATCCGTGTTTATCAACTCGGTTTCCGTTTCGATACAGACCTGTTCCATCACGTCCAGCAAATCCTGCCATGTCTCGGACAAGCGTAGCGAGTAGAGCCGCGCAACGGCGTTCGGCGTCAGCTTTGCCGTGACTCCGAAACGCCGTTCTGTGCGCGGTTCGCTGTTCATGGTTTAGTAGCCTCGCCCGCCTTTGTCTTTTTCTCCGGGCTTTTGCTCTCCGGGCTTATGCTCTTCGGGCTTATGCTCTTCGGGCTTATGCTCTTCACCTTGCTTTTTAGCGGGGTCTTGCTTTGGGTCATGCGGTTGCTGTTGGCCTGTTTTCTCTTGTTCGGCATTCATAGTTACCTCATGCGAAACCGATAGGTTGGTCTGTCATTTCGTGTACGCCGGATAGCTCCGTCGCGTATTTCTGCATCTCTTGAATCGTGCCGATATGGGCCGCTTTGAGCATGTAGCCCTTGGCATAGCAATACTCGCCGAGCGGGGTGATACGGACGAAGTATCGGCCCCTGTCACCTAGCTCGGTTTTTGTCAGGTTCTCAATCAAGCCACGGTCTGCCAGCGGCGTTACGATCTCCGCGAGCGTCATGTCGTCGCCCTCATCGTGCAGCGCTCCGATACCGATTCCGCCGAACGCGTCTTTAACCTTCTGCGCAATGAGCACGGCGAGCGCCTGATTGTGCCGGGGCATGATCTTAATGAAGTGTTCCATCGGCTACCTCTCTTGACTTCATATATTTCCGATACGCCGATATTGCTTCTCGTTTCGTAGTGAAAGCACCAATGTGAATATGGCGCTTTTTCCCGTCAACTCTGAATGACGTTACGGCTCTCCATTTTTGGGCTGCTTTATGCCATGAAATCCCTCTATGCCCACTGGTGTTCTGTTTCGATAGTGGTTTGGTTGGTCTATAACGGGGGTTTTGTTCAGCTTTTGATTTTGCTTCCTGATAAGCCTCATTCGCAGCTTCTGCTGTATCGAACACGCCGAGAGAATAAGTTCTGCCGCGAATTACTATGCGCGAAGCCCACTGTTCATCTTTCCAGCGAATGACATTCTCATAGCCAGTGGTATTACGGACTGATAGCGGACGTGTGAATTCTGATGGTGGTGTGTATTCGATCACTGCCGGGGCATTTGAACGATCTACACTGTTCAATCGATTGCGTAGATTTTCTGAAAACGTTAACTGTCTTAAATTGCATCGACGATTATCGAGCGTATCGCCGTTCCAATGGTCCCCTACTTTACCTTTTTCTGTGTCCAGAATCAGGTTGTGCATTCCGAGCAGGATGATCTTTCCTTCATCAAGACGCACACGTCGCTTTGCATAGTAGATATTTGTCTTGGCACTATTCCGCGCTGCAATCCAGCGCCATTGCATGAGCCAGTCGTAATCGGCTTCATCGACAATGGCGAATTGGCCTTGCGTTAACGGAATGAGGCGATAATCACTCAACTCTAGGTTCCTCCAAAGAACTGACTTTGCTGCATAGTTTGGGTATCGGACATACGCTGCGCAATAGCGGCAGCGCGATTCAGCGGAGATTCGACTAGGTGTCCACCCTGTTGCTTCAATGCCTGTGTTGCTATCCTTCCTTCGATCTTCTGGTTCTCAAGGCGCATCTGGTCCTGCACCTTTTGCTCCTGCATCTGCTGTTCCTGTTGCATCTGCATTTGCGCGGCTTGATTCATCTGCTGTTTCTCCTCATCGGTCATCGGCACGATGAGGTCGCGCTTATTCTGCCACCCACTAACATCCATTAGCATACTACACACTTCTAACACATTAACCTTCCATCCTGTCTGACTCAGTTGCTGCACCAGCGCCTGATTGCCGAATATTTCGAGCAGGAAGGGAAGCGATTGCGCCATGCGAGCGCGGGCGGCGAGCCGCGTACCGGCAAGCGTGTCGAATTCCAGCTTGGCATTCAGGAAACTATAGAAATCCACCAGAATTGGTTCTGCCAGTTGCGCGAGCAGCGCCCGAATCTCGGCAACCGTCATGGATTGCGGCACGATATCCCATAGGAAGTCGAGGAAGGGAAGCAGAACACCGTCGATAAGGCGCTCTATAGGCGCTTGGAGGCGTCCCTGCGCTCCAGCCTGTATCATGCCCGCCCCGGTCCCCGAACGCCCTATAGACGATCCTCGCGGCGGCAATGCCCCTTGTATGGAAGCCATGTCCGCGCCCACCGTCGCGTCAGCGGTCATATTCGACACCTGCAGCACCCGCCACGCGTCAGCGGGAACCACCGGCTGCGGTACAAGCGAGATGGCGCGGGTGGCATCGTTGCCGTCCACCAGACGGATTCCGCCGAGCCTGCGGCGTTGCTCCTGTGTCGGCACGTTCGCTCCCCGCGCTATGGCGTACTCGGGCTGGACGGCGAATGCGATAAGGTCAAGGGCCGCGTTCGTGATCCCCTGATCGATTCGTTGGTCGCTTCCGGCGACCCTTCCGCAGCCTAGTCCTATGGGGCTGTTCTCTATGTTCCAGAAATTCGCGCTGAGGAAGGGAATGCGACCAAGATTGTGCCGTCCGTTGCGAATCACAACCTTTTGCTGCAGGACGGCGCGAACATGACCCTCCGACCACCATTCCAGAATCTGCATCGGCTGTTCTAGCGGGTCGATGGTCCATTCCGTGTCGGGTCGCTCGGCATGAAATACCTGCGGGTTGGCTTGCATTGTAGCCGCCACCATGTTCGTACCTTCAGTCTGTTCTGTTTCAGACATGAAGATGAATCGCAAAGTTTCATCGTCAGGAATGTCATAATCTGGATTTTGTCGGAGTTTTTTGAGGTCATCGTAGTTGACATAGAACTCCTGTACTACCCAACCCGCCTTGTGCATCTGGTTCGGCGCGTTCCATTTTGGATTCCAGAAAACGGTCCCTAATTCGCACTTCTCAAAGATCGGTTTCTTCTTTACAACCTCGCGTTCGATGCGCTCAAACTCATCGCTTTCCTTGGTGAACACCAGCACCGGGGGACCACCAAGCGGGAGATCGATGCGCTGTGGAGCGGCTTTTCGTTCGTAGCGCACTTCCTTTTCGGTGTACTCCTCCCACCCGATTTTGAAGATCACGGTCCCCTGATTCACCATGCCTTCAATGCCGTAAGAGAACTCCTGTTTGAAATCGCAGAGGTCGAGCATGATTCCGAGCAGCGCCTTCCACGCCCGCGCTGCATCGCTGTGCGTGCGCGGTCGCGGGTTCACTTCAAACGGAATCGGCTCAGAAAAAATCGCGCTTGCTAGGGCAGGCGCGATGGAATTTACTTGCTTGGCGAGATTAAACCTTGAAACGTTCGATCTCGTTATGTTCGATCCTTCGAACACCGATTGTGTTCGCGGCGATTGGTAGAGCGTATCGGATTCGCGCCAGTGCAGAACCCATAAACGATCACTCAACCACGCGGCGGAACGCTGGTAATCGCGGATGACAATCGACAACACAGACTCATCCGTGTACTTGGGGTCGGGTACAGGGGTAGCGGGAGTCGATACGTCCTCGGGGTATACAGGACGGCTCCACGCTCCACCCGTAGTCACGAGAGGCGAGACTGAGGATGGCGCTGCCATATGGGGAGATGTATGGCGGGTTTAGGCCGCGCAAAACGTGAGAGATACCCCGAACCCGTATCCCTGTTGATGCGTTGAACTTTACGCCCGTTTCTTTTAGCCTGCAAGCGTGAAAGAAGAAATAATTGATCGCATAGAACGGATGGCCGCACTGGTCGAAGAAGAACAGGGCAGGCCGGTTCGCTGGTGGTATCTCAGTTTTGCCACCGAAGAAAGCGCTAAAGCTGTCATGGTGAAAGCGTGTGGATTCGCTACCGCCTACATGACCTGCAATTTTTTGGGAATCAATCCGGGCGGGCAAGTGATGGGGTTGGAGATTCCCGATGAGATGGCACCGTCCGCGAAGTACATCTACCGCGTGCTCACCAAACAAGAGGTCGAGGAATGCTGGAATGAGCCGGTCATATCGCTCAGGGAGTTGCGGAAGATGACAGAGAGCGAGCCGAATTGAACTTTTCAAAAAATCTTGAAAATCAAACAAAAAAAAGACCCCACTGCCCTGAGGTCTTGAGAAAGCAAGCAAAGATCGATTCAGTTTAGTCCACGGGTAAATTCCAGTGTCAGTATTCCAGTCCGGGTATCTGAATTTCAAGTCCGTTTGAACCTACCTTCAAATCTTCGATCTCCGGTTCCGGCTCTTCCTCCGGTTCCGGCTCTGGTGGAGCGTAGGGCGGGCGGTTGTAAACCAGATTGTAGTGATCCCGCTCGCGCATCATCTGCCACGCCAGTTCGTCAGCACGATCATGCGTGTGGTGACTCGCAGGCAGCGAATCGGCAATGTAGCTGATCACTTCCGGCAGTCCGGTTTCATCGATCATGCCGTACTCCATGAACCCCGTGATGAGCGGCTTGGTTTTCACCCCAGTGGAAAACAAGAGCCGCCCCGAAGCTATAGCCGCTTCCACGCTGCGAATGTGCGTGTCACGGAGTCCCGCGTCTTCCTCAAAGGGAATCCACGTAATGTTTATTTCCCATCCCGAATTGAGCGCATAATCCCTGATTGCCGGATCGAAGCTGATGGCCCCCGGCGATTCGATGATAGATACGCTGTGCGTTCCATACTTCCGCGCCAGATCATGTACCACGCGAGCGATACCGGACGGCTTATGATGACCCTGAAGTACGTCCACGATAAAAACACGATCTCGGTGCAGTAAACCCACCGCACCAGATGTCTTTTGCCATTTAAGCGACCTGCAGGGAAGTCGAAACACCAGCTTTGGAGTACCTTCCAAGGGTACTTTCGTCTCATCCACCATCGCGCCAATGATCTCCCCTTCGTCGAAGACAATTTCTTCGGCTCCGTAGGTGTCCAGCATGTATTGCGACATGAAACTTTGATAGTCAGCTTCATACTCTTCCCTCAGAAAGTCGTAATTGAGAATGCTCGGGAACAGTAGCTCAATCTCTTCCTCTGCAGGGAATCCGTTGGCGTCGAGGCGCATTCCACTGAGCAGGCGCATCGCCGGTTTGTATACGCGGTCGTAGCTGCCGGGGCGGGCCGTCAGCGTCTCATCGTTGAAGATGTCATGGACGCCATATGGCGTTCCAATCTTCAGTTCGATGCCCGTAGGCTTGAGAATTTTGCGCACCAGCTTGTATGCCTTGGTGATGCGCTCGCGGGCTTGGTAGGTGTTGCTGTTGCGATTGGTGTGGATGTCATCGATGATGAGGATGTCCGGGTGCCATCCGGTCGTTGCGGATTCGACCGAATTGCCCCATATCAGCGGTTCGATGATCTCCGGTTCTACCTGCCGGATGGCTGCGGTGAACTGCCCGCTGCTGGTACGGGAAGCCGTCACACACAGTTCAGGAAAGAGCGCCTGAAACAGAGTAGGACCGCGTTGCGTGAGCCGCTGTGTGAAGAAGCTAGCCACCTCATCCACGAACGCAAACGCGAGTTCCTTGGAACCAGACAGAATGAGAATGGCAATGGTTTCGTAGTAGTGCAGGATGAGCATGACGCAGAACGCAAGATCGATGGTCGTCTTGTAGGTGTTGCGCGGATAAATTAGCGAGCGACGACGCTTCAAACCGATGGCGATTTCTTCGACCATCTTGTTATCGCCGTCGATCTCGGGGAAGAACGCCAGCGCTTCGCGATGCACATCCTCGGTGATGAGACAGTAGCCGAGCACGTAGCAGAGCGCGAGCAGGTTGGTTTTGCAGACGCGCCTGCCTTCCTCTTTGAGCCGGTTGTCCACCAGCACCATCGCGGTCAGTTCATCGCGCCATACCTTGTTATCGCAGCGCGGAGCGCCTTCCACGCGCAGCCTGCGCCAATCGAAGTGCTGTGTTGAGGGGACCGGCTCTTTTCTTGGGGGGAGACGTTGCAGCGTTGGCTTGCGCGGTTTGCGCGGCGTGCTTGCTTCCATCAAACTGCCTTCCACGAGGGGCATTTGATTCCTCCAAAGCACGGGGGGCGAGTCGTCACTATCGCCCCCACCTGAATCACCGCCCTGCTCTCACCTTTAGGGTTCCAAACGAGGGGGCGAGTCATTCAGCTTTTGAGAAGATTACGGCCTTCGCGCTCAAACCACGCTGCCGCTTCTTCCTTAGTCCCGTCGAACTCTCCACTCATCGCACGTTCGGCCATTTTATGTAGTCCGAACATTCGGCAGTCGCGGATGAGGTCTAACGCTGGTGTTGCGCTCTCGCTCTCGTAATCATCGTATTGACCATCTTTAGCCAATCCAATCATTGCCAAAGGCGCGTTTTCCTCGATAAGCGCTTCGGTGAGTCGATCTTTCGTTTTCATTCTTTCCCTTTTTATTCAGCTTTCAGACGACCGGCATTCCTAATCCCACACTCGGTCAATTTTTGTGGAGTTGGATTCAATGAAGCGCGGTCGTCAACTCGATTTCTTGCGGCGTCTCTTCCGGCTCACACCCGCCTGCCGCAACCCTACAGCTATCGCTTGCTTCGTTGCTCGCTTCGCACCAAACTTTCGCTTTGTTCTGGCGAAGGTTCTACCCTTGCGAAATTCCGCGATGTTCCGACCGACGTTCTTTTTTCCGCGTCGTCCCGGCATGATGCCGACACCATAGCACTAACCGTGTTCCGTCGCAAGGGAGGAATGCAGGGACCGCAGTTCATGGAGCATTGTCCGTCCTCCCAACAATCAGAGCAGGGAGGAGTCGAACGGATGCCGAACCTATAGAGCGGCAGCATGTTTTCTCCTCTCCCGTCGCCATGCACGAAACTCATCGCGCTCTTCAGGAGTTGACGGCTGCGAGCAATACTTACAGCGCTTCAATTCCTTTTTCTCGCGCAAGTAGTTTACCCGCGCCTTCGCGCAATCCTCACCACAAGTGATTGCCCGCTTTCTCTTCCGCTCCAGTGGAACCGCGCTGCCGCACACCACGCAAAACACGGATACATGATCTAAAGTCGCCACTAATTCTCCATTCTCTCTACGTAAAAAACCGTTCGCGGGCTGCGCGGGTCGCTGCGGTGATCCTTATCCACCACGATATTGCAATCTGCAATATAGGCGTCGCTATGGATAACGCCTGCGCTCTGCAAACCATCCATACAGCACTTCGCGAAGTTGTCAGCATCCCCTCGCTGCGAGTACGCCAAGTACACGATCACCTTCACACGGTAGCGGGCTTTTTTGCGCTCGCGCTCATCCTCTGGTGCAACTGTCAATCCCTTAGAAAATATAGCCACCGCTTGTTTCCACGCCACCGCCTCTTTTGACAGTTTTCTCCCCCTGTGCGGATACCCCAAGCGGTCGCGATACATCGTAACTTCCCAATAGTGATTGACCGATACTGGCTTCCACGGTACTTCGAATGTCACTTGCATAAACAGAGTCTATCATATAGTCTTTAGTAATGGCTACAAAATCCGTACCTTTAGTTCGAATGCCAAGAGTGCCAAACGGTTCGCGGGTGAAGATGGTTGCGCAGACCGTGCGGCTTACCGATGACGAAAACGAACGCATCAAACGGGCCGCGAAAAAGCAGGGCTGGACCGCGAATGCATTCATGGTTTACGTGCTCAATTCCGCCGCTAACGATGTTCTCGGAACACCAAAAGAAAGGGAAGAATTCCTAAATGGCAAGACCACCAGCAAACCGTCCAGCAAGTAATCCACCAGCCGATGAACCCAAACTGCATTTGCACTTCGATGATCCTATGCAGGAGATTCTTTTCCTGCTCGGTCAGTTGAACGGCAATCATACCGCGACCGCGCACCGCATCACCGAACTTGTGCTCATCGTGCAGCGCGATTGGAAAGCGGAACTCGCGGCGGCAGAGAAAGTAGGCGAGTGATGATCTCATTCGGGCAGCTTCTACTGGCTGTGTCGATTCCATCCATCATAGCCATTATTGGAATCCTGTTGAACAACAGCAATATGAACTCGCTGCGAACGGAATTACGTGCTGACATGGCGGACCTGCGGAACTTTATGAACCACTTCGTAGATCGTCACATTACCCATGAGGGACGCATCGCGACCGTGGAAGAACGCACCAAACCGAAAGAGGGCAAGTGATGGCGACATTCGAGGAACGCATGGAAGCGCTCACGCGCAACTTAGAACTCATGGAGGTTGAATTCCGTGAGTTCACGGCTATTGTCATCCCTGCACTGCACTCTATGGCGGAAACGGCGCAGCACCTGCTGCTCATCGCTCAGGCGCACGAAAAGCGCATTGAGCGGTTGGAGGGTGAGTAGTGGCATCGATACTGGTACGCGTTAATGGCACGATGGACACCATCAAACCGGCGAACGGTGTGAACTGGTCATTGGAGGAACTGCAGACTTTGGTGGGAGGCTACATCGAAGCTGTGCGCATCGGCCCTAGTAAATGGCTGATCGTGGACGAAGAAGGTTTGCTGAAAAACAAGCCGTTCAACGCCAACGCTTCCACGATGGCAAGCTGTCAGATCGTGGGAGATGCGGTCATGGTCGGAACTTGGATGGAGATGAACGGCCCGGAGGATGAGCAATGACCATCGATGAGTTAAAGGATTACATCGACGTAAAGTTTCAGGAGCAGCGGCAGTACACCGACGAACGTACTCGCGACATGGAAACCCACTTACTGAAGGAATTCCGCAAGTGGGCTATTCCAATCGAGGGCGGGCGGCGGATACAGACAGCAACGAATCTCACTGTTGAAGAGCGATTGGCCGCGCTGGAAGATCGAGTAAAGGACTTAGAAGCAGAAGAGGATTAAATGTCAAGAATCTCAGGGAATAAAACAAATACTCCAAAGCGACCTTCACGCCCGCCTCGAAATAAAGCGGGAAGGATGTTAAGAGCAGAAGATTTGTTGGGGATGATGGGGGATAAACACCAGCGATGGCTTGTAGTGATAAAGCCTGAGTATCGTCTTCACCCGCGAGGTTCTATTTTTTCGTTTAAGCGGAAGAAGGGAACGGCATCATTCCAACCGTCATGTTCATGGCCTCCATTCCGATGTCAAATCAAAGATGGTTTGTTCTACGACGAACAGGATAGGCTTGTGTTGGTTTGGGAATATATGAATCTTGACGGCACGCCGTTCCATCCCCCATTCAAAAAACGTGGTAGGGACTTGACTAAAAAAAAGATCAAGCCTACGCTTTCAGCACCACAAACTTCCCTGTAGCGGGGAACATTTTTCATTAACCCATCCATTCGGTGGCAATGTGGTACATTCAGATACATCGGGGTTGCTCCCGATACCAACTAGCGCCTGCTAAGTTAGGTTTTAGGGGTGGTGGTTTACCAATTCCCACCGCCCCCGCCCTTCCTTAGTGAATCGCTGTTGAGGGCGAAGATGAAATAAGAATTGGACCCATGAGCGCAAATAAAGCCATAGGCCCATTGAGGAATGGTGTGCCTATGCGCAACAAAGCTGCCTTTCGGCATCTCGTGCTGGTCCTAATTTCGTGGTGCGAATACAACGGGGAATATGCAACCCCGGAGAAGATCGAACACTACTCCCGCCTGTCTCACAAGCAATGCTCAACCGTTCTCTCAGAATTGTGGACACAAGGAATGATTGTGTCCGAAGTTCTCGGGGACATCCGATTTTATAAGGTTCCAGAATCAATAAAGCGTTCAGAATTAGTTGATTGGGAATTTGTCCGGGAAAGTCTTGGACGTGATGTGGACTGATGTGTACTAATGTGTACCAACGTGGAGTGATGTGAAATGTACTCAAAAGTGTTCTCACAGATATTCGATTCGTCCATTGCCGAGGATTATGTGGTCCGACATGTCTTCATGGATTTGCTAGTTTTGGCGGACAAATGGGGCGAGATCGACATGACACTTGAAGCCATCGCTCGGCGCACAAATGTACCCATCGAATTAGTCACTCGCGCTATCACCACATTGATGCAGGCTGATACCTCTAGCCGCTCTAAAGAGGAGTATGGTAAGCGACTTGTTTTGTTAGACAAGCATCGTGATTGGGGATGGAAGATTGTCAATTATAAGAAGTATCGAGCGATGCAAGATTCTGATGCTAGACGGTCGTATTGGAGAGACTATAAGCGGCAGCGCAGAGCGGCAGAAAAGTTATCGGATGATGAACCAATTGGTAAGTCCAATTATAGACCTAAAAAAGTTGTCCCGGACATTCCCATACTGTCTCAAGATTCCACTGATGCAGATGCAGAAGCAGATGCATACTTAAAAACCTTAAACCCCCCTCCCCCTTTGGAATGTCCACATGTGGACGCGAAAGGCGACCCAAGAGGCAAGCCGGTCGTCGTGATGCCGGTAGACCCGCTAGGCAATCCCGAGGTCTACACACAATCCAACCTCATCGCGCTCGCTTGCCCTGAGGCACGCCTTCGCGGGTGGAGTGAAAGCAAGATCACTCATGCGCATCGCGTCGCGATAATCACCGCTGCCAGAGGCGAGGCTGTAGAACTTGGGGTCAGCATGGCCGAAGCAATGAACGGTTTGCTGATCGCCGTTCAGGACCAAACGTCGAGTGTGCCTGAAGAGCGCTGGCAGTACATGGGAAATCTTGAAACCTACTTCCGCAAGCAGAGCTACCGCATTCCACCGAAGAACCTCATGGGGGGAAACGATGTACGAACAAGAGTTCAACGCAATCATCCGACAAAGGCGGACAGGACTATCCAAGCCCTTGCTGAATTCCGAAATCGAATTGCAACGGATTGGGAACCAGTTGGCGGCGACGGCGGTATGCAGGCAGACGCCGCTGGATGGAACGACGCTGGTGGTATACGCAAAGCAACTTAGCTTGCTCGATGCGACCCGCTACGTGCTGGCTGATGTGGAAGAGGCCCTGTTCGAGATCGGACGCGAATCTCGCGGCGAGTACGACACTCCGTTTCCATCCGTGGGCGAGTTGCTGGACAGGGTGGAGGCACAACGGCGCAAGCGCACTGCGGGGGAAGCGCAAAAGCAATGCGATGCTCGGCTAGCCGCCTACGAAGCCTACGCGGATCGGATTCGACAGGAGCGCGAGGATGAATGGAACCGGAAAAAGGGCGAACGCGAGAAAACGCGTCAGGAGGCTCTAGGGAGAGCCGGTTAGGTTTTTGGGTGGGTAGTATGCCTAAAGAGCCAGCGATAGCAGGAATAGGCATTGGCACCACCAGCCAACGGTATCGTAGAAAGTGGAAATAGTAGCCATTGTGTGTAGCGGTGGTGAGGGTGGG